ATGGAAAAGGTTGAGATTACTAGAGAGCATTGCAAAATGATGGGTGATTTTTTTATCAATGATTGTATTGATGGAAAAAAGATTGATGATTTGACTATTCCTGAGATGAAGAGATATTTAGGTGAGAGAAATAGCACTATAAGTATTTCTTTGGCACTTCAAAAATGTGGACTTGCACATGAGATTATGGCTGGAACTATTGCATCAAGACTTACAGGCGATAGAGATATACCTTTGGTATGTCTTAAGCATGAAAAAGTAGAACTAAAACCAAGGGAAACGGTAGAGGTAAAGCAAAAGTAGATTTATAGAGCTCTTATAGAAGAGTTCTATTAAGTCTATAAAACGACTTGTACTACACAAACCTTTTAGAGGTTTAGTAGTATTGGCATTTAGTGCCATGTGTTCTTTGAATTGGTATTGTTAAGGGGATAAATTTTATTTAAAGGATTTATCGTGTTGTTATTTTTGAAAGTAGATTGCCTTGAGAGTTTAAATCTTGAAGAAATGGAAGCTGGTAAAGAAGTAGATATTAGAGGTGTTGTTACGCATATGTATTTTAATGATGATTATATAAGAGAGCTTGAGAAAAAAGCACAACAATATGATGAGATTGATGTTGTGGAAGCAATGAAAAAATATGAAAAAAATAATATCAATCGAAAGTATGAAGATGATTGTAATGACAGCTTCATCGGGCATGATGTGAAACCTAGAGAGTCTCTTTAATCTTCTCTAGGTTGCTATGGATAGAATCAAGGCGTTCATCAAACATCTTTGCTACATTTTGAGTTATATCGTTTGTTTTTTGATTAAATTGTTCGGCAATAAATTTCTTAGTCTCTAAAAAATCTTTAGCTTCTTCGATAGTTTTAGAAGAGTAAATTTCTTGATAAACATCATAAAAATCTTGATTAAGCTTTTTAGCTTGTTCGTTAAATGAAAGATTTAAATCAAATTGTAACTGTAATAAGTCGTGAATTTGAGTTTGAAACTCAATTAATATTTCTTTTAAATTATTGTCCATTGGTAAGTCCTTTTTTATAGTTTGGTTTGGTGATTAAATTTTATCAAAGGATTTTCCAATATCCCCTTAGTAATATCAATTCGTAAACTTATTGTTAAAAATCGAGTCGGCGGGATTCTTGAATAGAGATGAAGGTTGAGGCAACAGAGACGATGATACAACTCTACTCGTAGGTAAAGCTTCTAAGGAAGAGCCTAAACTATGTATCAATATTTATTATTAAGTCCTCTTTTTGCGAATTTTAGAGGGCTTAACCGTGAATAACTAAAATTAATTATTAAGGTAAAAAACATGATACATAAGTGTGGGTATTGGGATATAGATACTGAGGTCTTAATCATAATGCTTATTTTAGTTTTAGCAGTCTCTTTTATATTTTTATTTGGGATTGCTAAAGAGATTGCTAAGTCTATGGATAGGATAGAAGAGATTCAAAACCATATGAAAGGAGGTAAATAATAATGAGTAGAATTGACAGAAACTTTAGAATGATTCGATTTGAAAACACTATAAATAAAGAGGTAAAAATTGTAACTGCTTTGAGGGCTAGGTTTGATAATCGTTGTTTGCATGATGGCAAATATATAGAAAAATACAACCTTGATAAGACCTCTTTTTCAAAACTAATGAAGAGAAGAGTAACTGGAACAAACCTAAAAGTTGCTGATACTACAACGGGAAAGATAATAGTACAACTTAAAAAAGATGGAATATGGTCAGGTCCACTTCCTTGGGAGGATAAAGATGAAGAGCAAAGAGTTAGCTAAAAAACATAATGTAAGTGAAAGATATATAAGAGCAAAAACAAAAGAAGCTAGTGATAAAAATGAGTTGTATGTAAATATAGGTAGTGATAAGTATAACTATGTTTTAAAATCAACAGGACGAGGTAGACCTGCTTACTTCTATGAAGAGGTAAAGAGTAGTGAAGTTGTAATACAAAACATACAAACACCTAGACTTGATTTGGAAATCAAAGAGTACCAAAAAGAAAAGTTGGATTTGAAGCTTGTAGTTATGAGTGAGTTCTCTTCTTGGAAAAGAGCTAGAAGGGGAACTGTTAAAGAGTTTATATCTTGGGTAGAAAAGCATTTTGATATGAAATATACATATAGGATGCATCATCGCTGGGAAGAACTTTATAAAGCTAATGGAGCAAGGGCATTGTTAGATAAAAGAGGAAGAGAAAAAGGAAAAACTATAAAACTAAATGGTGAGCAACAAAGATTTTTGATACAAAACTTTAGAGCATTTGGAGCTGGAGAGATAAATTATACTCAACTTTGGGAGCAGTTACATGACTTTGAGAGTAAAAATAAAGGCTTTGATTTTATGGCTTGGAAAAAAGGAAAGATACCAAATCTGTGTGATAGAGGAGTAGTTCAGAGATTTATCACTAATTACTATGAAAATAGAGTTATAGAGTGGACACTTATTACTAAAGGTGAAGATTTTAATAAATCATATAACCAACCAGCTCTTGGAAAAAGAGCTTCCACTTTTAAGTTTAAAAATGAATGTTGGGAGATAGATAGTACACCTGCTGATGTGATTATTTTCCATGAGGGACAACAACTGCGTCCTGATATTTTAGCCATAAAAGATTGTTATAGTGGGAGATGTGTTGCACACTTGGCTGTTAAATCAAATACTTTAGCCATCATAAGATTACTTTGGAAAGCCATAGAAACCTTGGGTATGCCAAAAGTCATAAAAGGTGATAACGGGCGTGATTATGTATCTTTGCAATTTCAAAAGTTGGTTGAAAATCTTGGTATTAGATATGAAAAAGCTACTGCTTATGCTGGTGATGAGAAAGGTATGGTTGAGAGAAATTTTAGAACTTTACAACACTCTTATATGAGATGTTTAGCTGGATTTATCGGTCACAATGTAGGTCATAGGCAAAAAATAGAACAACAAACGGCAAAAAAGAATAGAAAAGCAAAAGATGAGTTTGGAAATATAGCAAAAACTCAAACTGCTAGTAGTGAACTTCTATCCTGGGATGAGTTTGATGCAAAACTTCAAGAGGCTGTTTTCTTATGGGAGATTGATAAGAAAAGAAGAAAAGGACCTAGTCCTGCAGAACTTTGGAATGAGTGCTTAGAGCGAGTTGTGAAGATTGATTATGAAAACTTTTTGGTTTATGCAGGTGGATTTACACAAAGAACTGTGCAAAAAGATGGAATCAATTATGATGGTAGAAGTTATAAGAGTAGTTTTATTCACAAGTATAGAGCTCAAAAAGTCTATGTATCTGAGAATATAGACAATATGAGCGAAGTATTTGTATTTGATATGAAAGGAAATTTGATAGGAGTTTGTGAAGATATGAATATTTCTAATATGCAAAAAGAAGACTTTATCAAGCAAAGAAAAGAGTTTGTTAAAGAGGTCGCTGGAATACAAAAAGAGATTAAAAATAGCAAACTTAGTGCTAGAAGTAAATCTAATATCAAAGATGATCTACGAAGAGCTAAAGATGAACATGCTCAAACACTTCGACCTCAAAAAACTAAAAAAATAGCAAATCTTGATTTAAGTAAAAATGTTGAAAACAAAAGAAGAGCTAACCTTCTTGATAAAGCTACCAAAGAGGTTGTGAGTGAAAGTCCTTATGCTGATTATGCAGTGGGCTATTAAAAGTATTATTTAAAAGGAGTTTAAATGGATGTTAAAGAGTTGTTAAATTTAGGGTTTGATGAGTTGGTGGATGAGTTTAAAACTCAAACAGGAATAAGTGCCAATGCCTTGGCAAAAGCAATAGGTGTAAGTGCTGCAAAGATTAGTCAAATACGAAAAGGTGATTATGATGATGTAGATGGAACTGAAGAAAAAGCTAGAGTTTATATAAAACTTGAGATTGAAAAGTTACAAATAAAAAAGCATGAACAAAAGAAGATACCTTTTAGATTTGTAGCTGAAGCTAGTGGAAAAATAAAAACAAGTGTTGATAAAAACAAAGTTGTTTTAGTTAGGGGTGATAGTGGAAGCGGTAAGACTACACTTTTAAGAGCTTTTGCCAAAGAGTATCCAAATCATATATTTATTCAAGCTTACAAAGGTATGAAGAAAAGTGAACTTATACGATTGATTAGTGAAAGTAAAGAGACTTCCTTGACAAATATCATACCAAGAATTAGAGGAAAAATACTTATTTTAGATGAAGCAAATAAATTAAGTGGTGGCACTTTAGAGTGGCTTCGAAGTTTATATGACAAATCAGGTATGGCAATGATTTGGGCAGGAACATATGAAGATATAAATGATGTACTTTATAAACAGCCTGAACTAAATAGAAGATGTAGAAAAGTTTATATGAGAAACTTGGATGATAATGAGCTTTCAATTCTTGTGAACTCATATGAGCTTGTAAACACTACTGAATATACAATACTTTTAAAACAACATTTTAAAGGACAATTGGGACTTTGTGTTGAAGTACTCAATGAGATGAAAGATCTAGTTTTAGAAAAAGGCTCAACGATGGATAATGTTGAAAGATTTAAAGAAATTATACAAATGATTGAATAACAAAGGAGCTTGAAGATGCATGAGTTAGTGTTTGTGATTTTGGTGGTGTTGAGTTTTTTGGTTGGTTTTATTTTTAATGAGGTCATAAGAAGCAAGAAAGATGACGGAAAGATGGAGTTTAGTGAAAGGCTGAAAAATGACTAGAAAGAACTTGAAAGTAGAAGAGATAAAAGAGGGTGAGTATCTTGTAAAAGTTGGAGTTGTGAGCTTCCAAATTGATAGAAAAAATCTTGAAGTTTTAGCTTTTTTGATAGCTAATACTTTAGGTGTAAATATGGTGGAAGATGAAGAGCTTCAAGAGGTATTTAAAAGATATGACGATTTAAGAATATCTGTTCCTGTACTTAGAGTCAATGCAAATTCTCAAAGTACAAAAGAACATCCACTTGGAAAGAAATAGAATATTCATAGAGCAGCTAGTGAGCTGCTTTATTGAGTATTACTCAAATCAATATAAAGGATACAAATGAAAAAAGAAGAGTTAATTGAGTGGATTGATGGAGAAGTCAAAAAAATAGATGAAGATGAAAGATATCACTATCGTCCAAGGGCAACGATAAGAGAAAATGCACCACTTGCATTTGTTCAATTTGAAATGGAAACAAAAATGAGACTTTTAAAAGAGTTCAAACAAAAATTAAATGAGGAGAAATAATGGCAAAAATTGCAGAAAATGGCTGGTGGGAAGATAGTAATGGTGATTATAAACATCCAGCAACAATAGATATAGATAGAACTCTAGAGGATGAACTTGTAGAAAAAATTCATGAAAAAGGTAAAAATCTACAAGCTGAACTTTTAAAGTATAAGGCTTTTGTGTATTCAGAGTGTTATGCATTTATTGATGAACTACGAAGTGTATATGGTATCGAAAGATTAAAAGGAAAGACAGAGAGGGTGACTCTTAGAAGTTTCAATGGAACTAAAGAGTTTAAAATATCTGTAAATAATTTGATTGATTACAATCCTACAAAGATAGAACTTGCTAGAGAAAAGTTTTTGGAATATGCAAACTTAAAAGTTAGGGATGTGAAAGATAATGACATCAAAACTATAGTGCTAGGTGCATTGACTCCAAAAAATGGAAGATATGATGATAAAGAGCTTCAAAAACTTATTAATTGGGGATTGGAACATCCACTTTGGCAAGAAGGTGTTGACCTTATCAATAAAGCAAGAATGACTACAGGAACTAAATCATATATAAATCTTAGACAAAGGGAAGGTTTAAAGCTAGATGGTAGATGGGAAGCAATTCTTCTTGACCTTGCAGCTCTTCCTGTGGAGGATTCAGTTATTCAAAAAAATCTTGAGTTTATAGAGTGGATGAAAAAGATTGTTAGAACTCTTGACTATCCAAAATATGCAAATTTCACAAATGGTTTTTGGAGAAAGTTATTTGATGAAGATAAAACCACGCAAGAGGCTTTTGAAGTAGCAGATAGATCTTTGGCGACTAAATTAAAAGAAGAAGAGGATATGAGCCATGAATAAAGGACATTTTGAAGTAGCTTTTGACGAGGTTATAGGTCAAGAAGCTGGGTATGTAAATGATAGTAAAGATAGAGGTGGTGAGACTAAGTTTGGAATATCAAAAAGGTCTTACCCAAACTTAGATATTGCAAACCTAACAATAGAAGATGCAAGAAATATTTACTTTAGAGATTATTTCTCAACGCCAACTTTGTCATTGCAAAATATTAGTAATGAAAAGATTGCAAAAGAGGTATTTAATACAGCTGTTGTGATGGGTACAAGAACTGCGGGAAAGATACTACAAGAAGCCTTGAATTTACTTAATAGAAATGGTCGTTTATATGATGATTTAAAAGTAGATGGATGGATTGGTGACAAGTCTATGAAAGCAATTGCTTTAGTTCAACCAAGAAGATTACTTAAGACTTTAAATGGTTTGCAATTTTGTAGATTTAAAGAGATAGTAGAAAATGACCCAATTCAAGAGAGATTCTTTGCTGGATGGTTGGAAAGGGTTTAGTATGAAAGAATATAAAATTTTTATACCTATTAGCATTGATGGTGAAAAGTCTGTAAAAGAGTTAAGCGTTATAGCAAATAGTGTTACTGAAGCACATTTAGCTGGAGTAGCTTGGGTAAAAGAGAGTATCAAATTGATTGAATATCCAAGTAAAGATGAAATGAAATCACATAGCTATATGTCTGCTGGTTATAAAGATGAAGGTTTAGATTCTTCTTGTGGAGAATAAAGAATTATGAAGAGCTATAAACTCTTCATAATTCTTAACTTTAAATCTTTGAAATTACACTTAAAAGTGTCGATAGATTATATCAAATGTAGTTTAAATAAAGGTTTGTAGGTATGCAAGGCTTTATTTAGATTATAAATAGGAGGAAAAATGGATTATAAAAATTTAGAAATGCTTGTATCAAAGCATAATAAATATGTTGGATTAAGAAATAAATTAATGGATGAAGATTATCAGGATGCAATATTACTAGAGGATGGATTGAGCATCGATACAGAGGATAGATTACTTTTCATAAATTCTATAAAAGAATGTTACACAAAAGTAATAATTAATTTGGAACAAGAGATTGATGAAGTGTATAAAAGTACTAGACCATAAGGAGAAAAATTGGGAGCTTTAGTAAGTAAAGAAGAGTATTTAAAAACAGTATCAAAAGAAGAGCTTTATGAACTGTGGGGAAATCAATGTGAAAAAAATAGAGCTAATCAAAACAGAATCATATGCTTGGAGAGTAGATTAGAAAGTGCAGAAAGAGAGGCTGAAAAGTATAGAAGATTTTGGAGAGATGAATTAAGAGAAAAAAGAAGAAAAAATGAGTGAACTAGAAATATTACAGGAACTAAAAGTGTTAAGAAAGCTAAAGAAAGCTACGGAGATAAAGATTGCAAAACATAAGCAAGACATAGAGGCTTGGGATGGTCGTATAAAGGAGATACAGAGTAATTGTAAACATGACTTTGAGCATGAGAGTGTTTGGTATTTAGAACAATATACTTGCAAGACTTGTGGACTTGTAGAAATTTGGTAAGTGAAAGGGAGATAATGAATAAGAATAAGCTAAAAAAGAAAATAAAAGAGTGTATCAATCGTGTTTATGCTTCTGAAGGTGCACTTGAAAAGGCAACTGCCGAGGCAATGAGTGCAATAGATAAGTATAGTCAAAAGATAGAAAAAACAAAGAAGGTAGCTTCATAGAGCAGTTTTTGGACTGCTCTATTGAGATTAAAAATAATAAAAGGAGTAAAAATGAGTTATGAACTTTTTGAAAAAGCAGCTGCAGTAAATGGTCAGTTTGAGGTAATTCCACCTAAGACAAGTATTCTTGCAAAAGGCATCGTTATAGACAATAATGGTTATATGCACTACAAAGGTAAAACATATATAACCAACATGGTAAAGCTATCAGATTTGCCAATAGAATTACAAAATCTCTTTATAGAAAAGAAACTACCAGTTCCAAAGAGCACACAAGAAGTGGTAGAAGTAGAAGAACCCAAAGAAAATCAATTTGATGTACTAAACAAGGCACTATACGAGCAACTACAAAATATAATTGACCCTGAAAAAGGCACAGATATAAGCCAAGAACTAAAAAAAGCAAATGCAGTCTGTAACGTGGCAGATAAGCTTATAAGTATTGCTGACTTATCTTTAAAAGCTGAAATGTTTTATGAGAAAAAGAGAACTGTATATAGACGAAGTCTGTATCAGGATTAACCATGAAATATTTAGAAATACATGAAGATTTTTTAAAAAAACATGAGACAACTCCGAGAAAAGAACTTGCAAGACTTTTTAATGCTAAGTTTGGAAGTGAAGTAAGTGCTAAAGGATTGGGTCAAAAGTGTATAAAACTTGGTCTTGTTTGTCCTAATACCGGTGTGTTTAAAAAAGGGAGTATCCCTGCGAACAAAGGTACAAAAGGACTTAAAGGAGCAAATAAAACATCATTTAAACCTGGTAATAAACCTATGCAAACAAAAAGAGTAGGAAGTGTTTCGTACCGAAAAGATAAAAATGGTAGTTTATATATGCACATAAAAGTTGCAGAACCAAATAAATGGCAAATGCTTCATGTGTATATTTATGAGAACAAACATGGAAAAGTTGTAAAAGGTCATTGTGTAATTTTCAAAGATAAAAACACATTAAATCCAAGACTAGACAACCTTATGCTTATTTCAAGAAGTGAATTGGTAAGGCTAAATCAAAAATATTCCAATATTGATAAAAGTCTAAAAGATACGGCTTTACAAGTTATAAAAATATCTCACGAAATTATAGAAAAAACAAAGAAGGTAGCTTCATAGAACAGCTTACGAGCTGTTTTATTGAGATTATTTGAAAGGTAAGAGATGATTGATTTTAAAGAATTTAATAAAGATGAGTTAATAGTTGCAGCAGAGAAGCTATTAGAATTTAATATGTTGCCAAGCATGGAAGAGCATATAAGTAGAATACTTAATAATATGAAGTTTAATAGGCTAACAGATGCACGAAACAACTTGGCTATAAAATTAAAGAAAAAACTAGAAGAGCGAAAAACTAGACAAAGAGGTATTGATATCTCAAAACTATACAAAGCTTTTGATACTGCTGATAAGCAAAGAGAAGTACAGCTTGAGAAACTTCTAGAGTTAAAAATGATATCTCAAGAAGATTTTAATAACTTATCTACAAAGGGCAAATAATGTTAAACCCAAATACAGGTGATGCAAAGATGGATGAAGCTTATCAAAAGATGTTTATTTACACAAGTGGTTTTGATAGCTTTGAGCAGTTTTATAACTACTTTTTAAAGCAAGTTACTACTGATGATAAAGATTATTTAAATAAGTGGCTTTTGAAGGTGTTATATGTACAGATGAAACAAACTAAAAAACACAAGTTTGATGAGCTGCTTGAGAAAGTATCGCTTGAGAATAAAGCTCAGCTTGAGTCATGGCTTGATAGTAAATTAAAAGAAATAAGAGGTGTGTAATGATATTTGAATTTGAAAAGATGGCTTTAACTCCAAAAGATTTGGATTGTGAAGAGACACAATTTTATATAAAAGATTTTTTAGTTAGTGAAGCTATTACCATGATATATGGTCCACCCTCTCAAGGTAAGACTTGGTTTATGTTAGGAATAAGTAAACTCTTGTCGGCTACTGTAAGTAAGATTTTCTATGTAGATTTTGATAATCCAAAACGACAACTCAAAGAGAGGGGTGTTCAATGGTTGATTGAAAACTATACAAACATTAAGTACTTTACTAAGGGTGGATTAAAAGTAACGAGTACAGAGTTTTTAAAAGAACTAAAAAACAATGCTTTTGGAAGAAACTATAAAGATTGTACATTTATTTTTGATAGTACAGGAGACTTTGTTGATAATATTCATAATGATACTCAAGCAAAAGCTTTTATGGAAACTATGAAAGATATTAGAGATGCTGGAGGTACTGTTTTATTAATTCATCATGCTACTAAGAATGGAAAGGTTATAGACGGAAGTGGTGAATTTGCAAAGAGTGCAGATAATATATACGAATTTAAACAAAAAGCTAAAATAGGAAGTCAGTTACAATGGAACTTAAAAGTTGAGAATGACAGAGATGCTATTTGTGACTGTGGGTTTAGTGTAGATACAGATACTTTAACATTAAAAGAAATGGATCCTTTGCTTTCTTCTATGAATGACTATGAAGAGGAGTTTGTAAAAAAAGCAACTGAAGGATTGAAAAAGAATCCAAGCGGACTTGGAGAAACTGAACTTCTAGCTTATATCGGACATCCCAAAACAGATAAAACTGCACGAGCTGTTTTAGAAAAATTTGTGGATAAGTTTTGGTTAATGACTCAAGAGAAAAAAGGTCGACCAAAAACTTATAACTTAAAATAGCTACAACCATTACAACCATTACAACTACTATATAGTAGTCCTATGATAAAGGGGTTGTTTAGGTTGTAATGGTTGTATGCAAATCTCAATTAATCCATATTTTCAATAACTCAATTATAAAAAATAAAATCTTCCATAGGGTTTTATTCATATCTCATCCTTTTTTTTTAGAATTTTATGCGAATTTTGGATTCATAAAAAGGGGGGGGTAATTTTTTAAGAAAGGTAAATCATGACAGCAGCACAAGAAAAATATAAAAAGAGTTTGATACAAAAGATACAAGTATCAAAAGGAAATGTATTTGCAGATGACGAAGATAGGAAGGCTTTTATGCTTTCACGCTTTGGAGTTGATAGCACAACTAAAATGACCATAGACCAGCTTAAGCTTTTATGTGACTTTTGTAATAGAAAGGTGAGTGAGATACCTGTTGCAAAAGCAAGTGAAGCACAGCTATATAAACTTTCAAAACTATGGGGTGAAAAAGCTAGAGATAAAAGTTTTATAGCCTTTCTAAGTTTTATAAATAAGATAACTAGCTTAAAGGTAGAAACTGCAAAACAACTAACTAAATATGAAGCTCAAAAGGTAATCATAGCCTTAGAAAACATGAAACCCTAACACCTAACCCTTAGGTAAAGCCACGACTCTACTCATGGCTAAAACATCACAAAATGACATCAAAATATAAAAATATTGCAAAATGAAATTTTATTTGTTATACTTTCATAAGATTTTTGAAAGGATAGCTATGAGCGTAACAATTACCAACTTTGATTTGTTTGAAGAGTTTTTTAATTATATTAAAAACCCTGATGTAGATATCAATGCTGCTATCAAAGAGTATGGTGGCTCTAGCTTTTATATACCTTCATATAAAACTACTCTTCGAAACAATGATATTATTAAATACTATCGGGAACATTATGGTGAGGTTGGAGTGGTAAAGTATCTAGCTAAAGAATATGACCTAACTGAGAGACAGATTTATGATATAACTAAAGAAGTCAGAGAGACTTCTAGTTTATTTTAAAACTTCTTGAATATAATCTTCCGCTATCTCTTCAAGCTCCTTAATTGTTTCCTCATAAATAGTACCATCTTTATGAATAGGAAAAATTGGTCTAGCTTTGATTGTTATTCCTCTTCCCCAAGCATTATTTGTACCAAATTGATGTGTTAGTGGATATTCAAATCCATCTTCTGAAACAACATTTAAACCCACTATTGCTTCATCACTACTACTTTGTTGCATAAGGGAATCTTGCATATCACCACTATCTCTAAGTATTTTATTTGGATTTTTATCATCTTTTCTATATTGAATGGGATCCCATGAAATACCATCTGGACTTTCTTCTTTTTCAAATGATTCATCAGATATTGCATAGAGATGGTTAGCAAGTTCTGCCATAAGTGGGGCTGTGTCTTCACCTTTTTTTCTAAGTGTGGACAAGATTTCTTGAACTTTTTCTAATCCTTTTGCTTCAATAATTACTTGCATTTATTTTTCCTATTTGGTATAATTTGTTTACATAAGAGAAATGGGACTACAGATAATGGCATGTCGGCTCTGCCCTGCAAACTGTAGCCTTAATCCGACTCTCTTTTGTAAATCAATTTTTCAACTCTTCTTTTTTCTACTTGAGTACCATTATCTAAATAATATGCAGTTACACCTTGAGTTTTATCTTTTAAGTATTCAAATACAACCATAATAGCTCTTTTTTTCCCATTGTCATTTATGTATCTAAACATCTTTTTATATAGAGAATTTTCTTTAGTTAAATTGCCTTTTTTAAATTCTAAATATATCTCATCTGGATCTTTTATTGTTTTTGCGATTTCATCTAAGTACAGGTGTCTATCTCTTTTTTTAATTTTTGTATGTCCCTTAGCTGATGAAAATAAATTGTCATCTATGTTCATAGGGTCATTTACTTTATCTATAAAAATTTCACCTTCTTTAATTCCCATAGTTTTATAGAACCTATTTTTTAATTCTTCTTCACTCATATTTTTAAGTTCTTCTTTTTTTATACTATTTATTAAAGTTAATGATGAGAGTGAAGCATCTAAATTTAAATTACTTATTATTCCAAGTTTTGAAACTTTACCGACATGGTATGCCCAATCTTTAGAAGCTACATTTGTTGTTGGTCGTTGTGAAACTTTCAAGCCTCTTTTTTTCATCCATTTTTCACTCACGGCTCTTGTTTTGCAATAACATGGTCCATGACCATTTATAGGATAATTTGTATCCCACCAAATATCATCTCTTGGTAGAATTGTTCCATGTGCTGCTGCATGTTCATCTCTTGTAGTTTCAAGTAAAGCTGAAACATATTGTAAATAAGTCGAGTTTGGTAATTTCATTTGCTCTTCATACCTAGCTTTTGCGTAAGCAACTTGCATATTTGTTTTGTATATTCTTCTTAATCGATGAGAATCTACTTTAATAGTTTTGATTTCTCCTGTCTTTGGGTTGGTTATATCTTGTTCTCCCCACCAGCCTTTTTTTTGTAAAGTAGGCTTAATCTCTTTTTCAAACTGTTTATATGTTTTTCCATTTTTCATGGCATCTTCAATTGCATTTTGCATATCATGCAGTAAATCCAATCTTGTAATTTTTGCTACAGTAAATGCTCTGTCATGTGCTTGTTTTTCTATTTCAAAGTAATCGAAGCTTAGCTTATAACCTTTGTTTCTAAGGTATTCAATTGCTTTTTTAGGAACTAGATTAAAGTTGAATTTAACCATTTGGATTCTCTTCTTCTATTTGAGCTCTAGCTAGAATATCACTATTTGCAATATTTTGAAAAAGTATATCTTCTAAATCTTTTGTATTAATATTTGGATAACTTTCTAAGAGCTTTTCTTGTAGTTCTTCGTAGCTTGTACACTCTTCAACTATCTTTAATATTTGCTCTTGAAATGTAAACGGCTTACTTAAATCTATTAAATTACTTTGATATGCTAACTCATCTTGAGGTAGAGTTTTTGAAAAGCTCATCTTTGAGTTTGGGATTACAGCTTTCTCTTTTGGTTTTACTTTTACATTGTAAGTTTTTTCGATGTATTCAGTTTTTAACTCAAAGCCCATATCATATATAACTTTATCTCTATCTACTAAATCTTTGTTTGGGTCATCTATATCTTTTAGTTTACCTGTAATATCTATATCAAGGTTATTTAGCTCTTTAAAGTTTTTGATAACTTCTTTGATGATTTTGTTTACTATATTTTCATCTGCTTTGGCTAAATCTTCTCTAATATCATTGTGTACAGTTGCAGCTGCTTGTGAGCCACCTTTTACATTACTTGTAAGATTTCCTCCAAGGATTACTTGTCTTATTTGGTCATCTATGTATTCAATGATCTCTTTGAAGTTTGCTTTGTCTTGGATAGTTTTAATATCAAGTGAATCTTCTGTATCAAGTACTGCTCCATCACCACCTAGCATATTATAAATCTCATCTGCTAAATCGTCTTTGTTACCTTCAGTTTTTCCAATAACCCATGGAGTACCAAATCTCTCAAGAAGCTCCACCCAAAACTGTAAAGAGGCATTTTTAAACTCTATTAACCAAAACAGTGGGAAATATATAGCTTGTCCATAGGGTTTATTATGTTTGGCTTTGTATGTGGCATGAATAGCTTTATATGGTGCTATATCTTCTGCCATACCACTACCTACATATTTTAAAACATCTTTATGCAGTTGAAACTCTTTGTAGTCTCTTTCCACTAATCTTGGATAAAAGTATCCATCAGCTTTTTCAAACCAGTTCTTTTCAAATACTGAAAAGCCTTGATATGGTGTATCTAAAATAGAGTCTAATGTGTCATAGTCAAAGATAGCTTCTAAGTTCTCTTTGATATCTTCATCTTCACAAGCAATATAAATCTCTTTTTTTAGAGTTGCTGCTTTTCTACTTCCTATACTTGAGGTTACTGTTGAGTCTCTATTGATTTTGTCTATTTCATCATCATCTAACCACTCAGGACTTACAGGAAGAGAGAAAAGACTTGTTAAGATATCTCTTTGATTTGAAGTAAGTCTTACTTTCTCTCTTTTGTCTTTATTATTACCTTTACTATTTGCTATAGGTGTATCTTTTTTGAATGGATTTTTAAAATTTATCATCTTCTACCTCTTGTATTTCTTTTTGCTCTTTGGTGTCGTTTAGCTCCACCTCTTGTATTGCTTCTTTTTCCACTACCTTGGGCATCTCTTTTTAATCTTTTTTGACGACTAAGTTTATAAATAGTAGATAAGGGGTCATGTAAATCGTCATGTTCTGCTTCAGGGAAGTCATCCATTTGGTTAAATAACTCAGGATGCTCTCCAACAAACACAATATCTCCATCATCAATAGGAAACTCCAACTCTCCCATACGGTCTTCTTTATTTTCAGTCCAATGTATAAAACGCATCAAAGGTATGTTTACAGTTCCATCGTTAAAACAGGCATCTTTTATCCAATCTCTTAGCATATAAAAACCACCATTTTTATCCCCACTTAGGACATCGGGCTTTATGGTTTTTAAGAGTTTAATTACCTCTGTAACTACAGGCTTACCTTTTATTCTTGCTTGTTTAGAGTAAAAGATATAAAGCTTTTGGTCTGCATAACATAAACCTCCAGCTAAGAATCCACAAAAGTCACCTTCATCTGAGTCACCTTTTGCATCTACGATTAGAAACTTCTTATCTAGCTTTGGCATTTGGGTATGTGATATCTTTTTAAATTTGCTTGAGTCAAACTTTTGGTTTTCACTATTTGGGTTGTTTTGTTGCTCTTTCTGAAAGGCTTTATTATTCTTAGCTCTTTTTTGCATAAGAAACTCTAGTTTTACTGAGTCCCATAAAAGCTTTGCACCTTCATCCATCAAGGCTTTGTTTTCAAGATAATAGTTTCTTGCTGGTTCTACTCCCTCGTATTTGTATATCTTGGTGTACTCTTCCCACATATGCATATTGGTTGGATATGAAATAAGAGCACGAAAAGTTATTGGATGCCAAAACTTTAGCTTGAGCTTTCTAGCTAGAACTGAGTCTCTATGTAAAATAGTACCTATGTATAAAATATCCATAGAGCCATCAACACTTCCTAGGTTTTCGATAGCTTCATCAAGCCACTCTTCTAGCTTGTCTCTTTGTTTTCTACTTTTTACATTTGTGTCATTTTCTAAATCATCTATGATAGATAAGTCGGGTCTATAAACACCATGCTTCACACCCCTTACTCTTTTTCCTGAACCATAAGCTTTGATTTTGATATTATTCTTAGTAACTATTTCGCCTATCTTCCATACTTTACCAATACCTGTTGCTTCAGGGAAGTCTGCTTTTAATCTTTCGTTTTCTTCTAGTTCTGCTTTGATAGCTTCCACCAAAGTTTCTGCTAACTCAATAGCATCTGAAAAGATAGTAATAAAATGCTTGAGGTTATTTACAATACACCAAATAGGAAAAGCCAAAGATACATCGGTACTCTTACCAAATCCTCTTGGAGCTGCTATTGCAAAGCTTAAACCCATAGGTTTATATTTATCTATGATTTTGTAATAAACTTCTTCTAGCTCTTCTTGTAGAACTGACTTGCCACCCATAGTGTAATAGTGAGGGAAGTAAGTATTTCTAAAAACATGAAAGTCTTTAGCTTGGTCTTGTATTCTTTTATCTTTTAGTTTTGGGTCTAAAACATAAGTTTGTTTTATCTGCTCTTTTAAACCAAAAGAAAAATCACTAACCCATGATTTATACTCTTTTCTTGTGAGCTTTAAGGCTCCTAGTTTAGTTCTTCCATTGTCAAGAGCTGTTTGGTAAGTATCATCTAAGAGGGCTTGAAGCTCATGTTTATCAAATAGAGACATCTGCTAACTCATCTTGAATAGTATCTATAATGTTTATTACTATTTCCATATTTTTAGCATCTAAGCCCTCTTTTAAAGCTAAAAGAATAGTTTTAGTGGTGTGTTTGATTAGAGCATATTTGTAAGCTTCAGGGTCTTCTGCAGCTGCTACTTTTCTCATCTTTGAAAAGCTATCTCCTAAAGATACTATTAACTGTGCTTTTTGTGCTGGAGATGTTTTTTCATCTTCTCTTATTTCTTTAAGTGTTTCAAACATATAGCCTGTAAACATAGAGTACATATTTTCTTTGGTCTCACTTGAAGCACCTATTTTTTTAGCAGCTCTTAAAGTAAGCCAATCAAAACCTAAGGCTTTATCTTTACTTTGATAATTAGAAATAGTCTTTTCACTTACATCTAACGTCTCAGCTATTTGAGCAAAAGATTGGTTTGCATCTACAGAGAGACTTCGTGCTAAGATTCTGTTTCTGTCTGCATTAGATAATTTACTCATCTAAAACCTTTAGTATTTACTCTTCTTCTATCTTGATGTCTAAAAGCAAAAAATTTATTTTCACTTGGAACTGAAGCTGTTTGATTGTTGATAATTTCAGTTTTAAGTCTGCCATTGCTCATTTTGTTTAGGTAGCTTTCATTTTCTTTTTTTAACTCTTTGTCTGCATCACTTACAAGACTATTTTTTCTTTTTAGTTCATAGATAGTTAGGTCAACTGTAATTTTTTTTAAAAGTGGTGTTGGGTTTGCTGGTAAGATTATAAAAGATTCAATGAAAGAGATTGCATCATTAAGTGCATCATTAATTACTTCTTGGTTTATATCTCTTGTACCATTTATATCTGATAGCTCTAGTAATTGTGTATCGCTTATCTCTTTTAGTAAATCTTCATTATTTATCACTTTTTCCTCCAATTATGCCTTTGGCATATAATTTACGGTTCCAAATCTATAAAAGTGAAGCAGTTCACTTTTACTTAACGCTTTTCACCTTTGTATTGGCGTTTAAAACCCGTTTAAAAACCCTTTTAATCTTTTCTTCGATAGATTTATCGAATTGGTAAATAAAAGCCCCTAGAGGCTTTTATTTTAAACTGCGATAAATTTACCTTTTGGAGTAGCTGCTGGTCTTGAGTTATAAACAAGTGGTCTACACTCTGATCTAACTTCCCAACCTCTACCTTTAGGTAACTCTTCAACTGCACCAAAATATAGTTTTGGTTTTTGTCCAGCAGCTTTTGTATCATTGGCTCTTGAGAATTTTAGTTTGAAGATATTTGAATCTTCAGGTAAGAAAACTGCTTCATCTGAAGGAATAAACTCTTTTTCTTCTCCATCTGCATTTTGATAAGTAGCAATATATTCTGTAAACATCATTCCATGAATTACTAAAATGTTCTCACCATCTTTTTCAATCTCTTTTGCTTGATTAGATTTAAATAGATCTTCTGCTTTTGCTAATGCAAAAATTCCATCCATAAAATCTGGTCCAGCTAAACTTGAGACTTTTAACTTTTGAACACCTAACTCTTTTTTGATGTGTCTAAGAATTTCTGTAATAGACTCTTTTAAAGGTTTACCTGTTTTGAACTCAACAGATAGTCCGTTGTAGTTTAATTCAAATAGAATTTTCCCTTTACCATCCATTACTTTGTTAAATAAAGCACCAGCTGTTTGAAATTCTAGTGATGTATCAAAAGACTCTTTGTGTTCTCTTTGAACCTCACCAATCTCTTCTGCTAAACCTAATGGTTTATCTTCTGCATTAAAAGATTCGATATTATCTAGCTTTTCAGGAGTAATAGGATTTGCTAAAGCATATCTTGCAGTTTTTGCTTCAAATTCAAGAATATCTCCTCTCTCGTGAATTAAATGTTCTGCTTCAGGAGAAATTGACTCTAAAATCACACCAGCACCTGTTTTGATTTTAACTGTGAAGTTTGCTCCAATTTGACCTTTTCTATCTTTTACATATTTATCAAATAAAACAGTTTGAATAGGTTTTTGATGAAGTAACTTTTCAGTTACATTATTTGGAGTCCATTTGCTTTTTAATAATTGATTTACTGTTTGTAACATATCTTATTCCTTACTTTAAAATGATTTTGTTTTTAAATAATGATGTTCTCATTGAAGCATCATAATTTGATAAATATTTTTCTCTTACAGTTCCTGTAATAACAACTGATACTTTTGATGTTTCTGTAATGTTTTCTCCTAATATTCCATTTGCATCAAACTCACCTAAATCTTGCCATTTAGGGTCATCAGTAATTGGTTCATTTTCATTTGCATCTTCTAATGATTTCCATGAGTGTCCATTATGAAACACTTCATCATCAGTTAAGTGTTCTCCAGCAACCCATAAAGGTCTCTCTTGAGAAGTCCAATTTACTCCACCATCAGTAGAAGTTAATGGAGTACCAAAAACTAATCCATTACTACCTTCTGGTACAGCAACTGTTCCTGAAACAACTTGGTCTTTTTTGATGATTACTTCATCAATAGTATTTGGTCTTTTTGTAATAAGATTCATCTTTTATCCTTATGCTTTTAACTCTGCATCTGTTAATGCAGTATCATTTTTCTTTTGTCCACCATCTTTATCATTTGCATATAAATTATCTTCAGGCTTAGCTGAGATAACTTTTGCTTTAGCTAGTAAGTTAGTTAATCCTTCAGGATTTACTTTTCCAAAAGCCAATAAACTCTCTTTTTGGTCAGGATGGATTTTTTTAGCAGCAATTGCACCATCAATTTCATCTTCTACTCTTTTCACTTCTGCAGCTGCTTTTTCATCTTTTAAATCTTGATTCTCTTTTTGAAGAGCTTCAAATTCTTCTTTTGTAAACATACTTTCTTCTCCTTCTTGTTTAGTTTGTTTTTTGTTGGCAAAAACTTCTCCTAACTCTTCGAAAAAAGGTCGGTTGGTTAATGCCACGGAGTGTAAACTCCAGCCTAAATTATCCCCTGTAACTTGGTCTATGGTTTGAGGGTCTAATACAGGTGAGTGATATTTGTATTCTTCCCCTTTTATAAGTTCTAATGCATCAGGAAGCCATTGAACTTTTGCCCAAAGTTCTTTATCTTTGAAAAAAAGTTCTTTTATCCAACCTGAAGCTGGGGCTTTTTCTTCATATAAAGAGGCGTGTTCATAATCACAAACAACTTCTATATCCATCTTTTCAAAGTTGGCTTTGATTTGTTCTAGGTCTTGAAATGTTAATTCAAATGGTCCTTTTATATGACCTTTCCACTTCCCTACAACTGCGATTTTTAAATCATATAATTTATTATCATCTTGAGCTTTACTCAAAGCAAATAAGTAATTACACGCAATAAGTGATTTTTTCATATATCTTCCTTTAGTAGTTATTTAGTGTTGCTGTAAACTCTCTTCTATAGACAGTTAGGTAGCCCTCATTTATGACAGCATCAAATATCTTCTCTGTTTTACCCATCTTAATTGGCTCACTATTTTCAAAAGATTTTAAAGATAATCTTTTATCTATCTCATTTAGTAATGAATAGATCTCTTGATGTTTTTGTTGTCTTGTATTTTTATGTTTTGAGTATGAAATGTGAGCAATATATAAGTTGAACTTGTACTCTTTTCTTATAGGACTATCAGGTTTGTCACCAATATAATCTACATAGACTATAGGGAGGTCTTTTTGATTAAATTGAAATTTTTTAGGGTCTATTAATTCCCCATAGTATTTATCGGCTTTTATCTCATCTTTGTTTAACACTTCAATAACAGCTGTTTCAAACTCACCAATCATCTTTTACCTTACAAATATAAATTATGCTCGAATTATAAGTAGATATTAGTGTGTATAGAAAGTGAAGTTTTTCACAGAAAAAGAGCCGTGAATAAGCTCGTTAGATAGCTTCTTTAGTTTTCTTTTACAATGCGATTACTTGAAATATTAAAGAGGATAACTATATGAAAGTCTTTAGTGGTGATGTAGTACTTAAAGATGTAAAAGGCAAAAGGTTCGCTTATCTTGTTGTTGAACCTGTAAGTTATGAAAATGACTTTTTTAAAATAGATGTAAAGGGTGGTTGGGAAACTGATGGAGCATCTGTTCCTAAGTTCTTACAAAATATCTTTGCTCCATTTGCTGATTTGACTATTGAAGCTGCCATTGTTCATGATGCTTTATATATGGCTGAGGCACTTCCAAGAAAAAAATGTGATGAGATTTTCTTAGAAATTATGGAACTTAGTGGAGTTCCTTATTGGAAAAGAAAACTTATGTATATAGCTGTACGAATTGGTGGTGGAGCTGTTTGGAAAGAACATAATAAAAAGGCTGTTAATGAAGCTAAAAAGTATGTTCAAATCTTAAAATAAGGAGACAAAAAGTGAAAAAGTTTTTATTAATGATTGTTGCTGCATTTATGATGATGGCTTGTACAGGTTGCGATAATTCAGAGGTTGAATCCTCTTGGGATAAAGCAAAAATTGCCCAAAAGGTAGTTAAAGCAGTAGGTAAAACTGCTATAGAAGAGGGTGTTGTTTCAGATGCTACTGCTGATAGATTAAGAAAAGTAAATAGTGCGGTTGAAGGTGCTGGTGGACTTGCCGAAGATGTATATAAAAGTGTGAATGTAGGAAAAAAAACAGATGCGACTACTTCTTCAAACGAAGAGAAGACGCCAGAATAATATTTATAAAATGTTGGTGGTAAGTTAATGGAAGCGATTGGGGTCTTTATGAGTAAATATACATGGATAATTCTTTATGTAAGTGCTTTATCTATTTTAGGTGGAGTAACTTCTTATATTAGAAAAACAAAAGATGGAACTATCACTAGATTTAGTTTTAGCGAACTTGTAGGTGATATTGTTATCTCTTTTTTTATCGGAGTAGTTACCTATCTTATTTGTAAAGGTCTCAATGTAAATGACATACTTACCGCTGGTTGTATTGGTATCTCTTCTCATATGGGTACAAGGTCTATTGTATTTTTGGAAGAGTTGATTCCTAAAATAGTATGTAAGTACTTTAATGTGGATTGTAAAAAATGATAACACTATCACAGCTGCTAGTTAAACTAAATAATATCGTTCAAATTGGAACTATCCATGAGAGCAAAATATTATATGGTCAACATTTAGCTCGTGTGATTTTAGATGATGATGGAATAAATAAAAGAGTAAGTCCTTTTATTCCTGTTAAAAGTTTAGCCAACTCTTTTGGAAGAGCTTTTTTCCCAATTCGTTCGAATGAACAGGTCATAGTAATAAGTCCATTTGGAAATATAAATGGTGGATTTATTATTAGATCTATTTTTCATAAGAAGTGTCAAGTTCCAGCTGGAGCTAATGACAACACTGCGATAGTTGAGTTTGAAGATGGGACAAGATTATCTTATAACTCAGAGCAAAGTGAACTGAAAATGGATGTAAAAAAGATAGTTAATATCTTGTGTGAAGAGGTGAGTGTAAAAGCTAGTAAAAGTGCTTATTTAGAAGCACCAACAACGATGATAAAAAGTAATACAACAGTAGATGGAACTCTAACTGTTACCAAGCTTTTTACAGCTCAAGGTGGGATGAAAGTATTCCCTTCAGCTAGTGGAGCTATTGGAGCTATTTTTGAGGCTGAGATTGTATCAAATAAAGATATTACAGCTCTTAACTTAAAAGCTACAGAGAAAGTATATGACAGTCATGGCGATTTAACTGACCACACAAATAATAGTTATACAAGGGATTAGATGAAAACAGTATCAGTAATAAGTGCAGTTGCTAGTAAAATCTTTGATAGCTCTATTGACGAGAGCTTTACTCGTATAACTACAACACCACTTACAAGTAGAACTTTGAGAAATAAGTTTGGAAGTAAGATGCATAAGCTTATTGATAAGGTTATGGATGAAGAGTGGAGATTGTTATTTAGAAAGTATTTATTTGAGTGCTTTTTTGATGACAATAATAATCCATGGGATGAAAGACTAAATCCAAAAAGTGTGGAAATAGTAAGTGTGGATGTACCAACAGGAAGCGTTACTGCATCAATCAATTTTGAAGACTTTGATATCACAACACAAATGGGAGGGTTTTAATGAGCAGCTTAAAAGAGATGATTGATAAGTTACCTGAGCTTAAAATCTTCGTAGAACAAAGTGCTGAGTCGATATTGACTGACCTAAAGCTTGAGTTTAAAGGAAGACATCCTGATGTAGAGCTAATAGAGTCAGGTTCTATTTTGATGCAGTTAGAAAATACAGCATATAGAAAAGCTTTTCATAATGTAGCTTTAAACAACAAAATTAAAGAGATGCTTCCACACTATTGTGAAGGTGATGATTTAGATAATTTTATTTTTGGGTTTTATGGTGGAGAGCAAAGACATCTTGGAGAAGAACCAACAGCTCCTTATGAGTTTAAGCTAGAAGAGCCTTTATCAAATGATGTGATTATTCCCAAAGGTTTTATCTTAAGTGATAAGGGGACTGTTCAAGCTTATTTGATGGCAAATGTGATTATAGCTCAAGGGGAGTTAAGTGCTGAGGGTAAGGTGAAACTTGATTTAAAAGTAAAAGAAAGTGATATCAAGACTGAAACTCCTATTTCAACATTTCCACATGTGGTAACTGTAAAAGCTCTTTCTACTTTCAAAGGTGGAAGCTCAAGAGAGACGGACGAGGAGTTTTTTGAAAGGGCAATTTTAAGCTTAAATAAGTACTCAACAGCTGGTGGAAAAAAAGCTTATATATATTTTTGTAAGTTAGCTGATGAGAGGGTATTTGATGTAAAAGTAATATCTCCAGCTCCTTTACAAATAGACTTATATATCTTAGCCACAAATAATGAGAGTGAAGTATTAGATAGTGTAAGAGCAGTACAAGGCTCTGATAGAGTCCAAGCTTTTTGTGATGTAGTAGATGTAAAAGCTGCTATTAAAAAAGAGGTAACTCTTACTCCTACTGTTTATTTACTTGATTTATTGCAAACAGCTAGTGTGGATAAAGAGATCCAATCAAACTTTACAAATAAGTTCAAAATAGGGGAATCTTTCCCTTACTCAAAAGCTATAAAAGCTTTAGAAGTAGCAAATGTATATGAAGTGGTTATGGATGCTGTTGATTTAAGTGTGCAGCCAAATGAGTACTTGAGTATTACAGTTACTCCAAACTATGTGGAGGCTTCTTTATGAGTGATTTTAAATCTATCTTGCCACCAAATGAAGATGCAGTTCAAAGAATGATTGAAAAGTTAGGAGCAGAAACTTTTGATTTTCAAGAGCTTGAGAAAGTGACTATCAATCCTTTGGATTGTGATGCTTCACTTTTACCTCACTTAGCTTTGGATTTAGATGTAAGTATTTTGGGGCTTGATGAGATGGAAGCTAGAAAATATCTACAAAATGCAAGGGAAATCATAAGACTACATGGAACTGTATGGGCTGTAAATAGTGCTGCATCTTCAGTATTTGGAGATGAGATTGAGGTGGAACCATGGAACAAACATGATGGAGTTGCTGGTACTTATAAAATAAAAGTAAATGTAACGCCTGAGAAAAGTGTAACAGATGAAAACCTAAATAAAACAATAAGACTAATAGATGATGCAAAGCCTGAAAGTAGACACCTATCAGGTATCACTATAAACATGAAAAATAGTGCAATGCATAAGTATGCTGCCATCATTAAAAGTCGTGAAAGTATCACCGTGAAGCCTAAGATATTAAAAGATATTGAGATGAATGTAACAAAAAAGGTCCTGATAGCTGTCCATGCTATTGAGACTTTGATAATAAGACCAAGGGGAGTATAAATGGAATATTTTACAGTACTAACAAACATAGGAGCCCAAAAGATAGCAGCTGCAAATGCTGCTAATTCGACTATTAATTTATCAGAAATAGCAGTTGGAGATGGTAACGGAGTAGTTCCTGTCCCTGATATCTCTCAAGAAGCTTTAGTAAATGAAAAGTTTAGAGCACCTTTAAGTGAGCTAACACAAGATGAAGTAAATAAAAACCATTTCATAGCTCGTTCACTAGTACCAGCAGATAGAGGTAACTTTTGGATAAGAGAGATAGGTATATATGATGTTGATGGTGATTTGATAGCAGTAGGAAACTATCCTGAGACTTATAAATCAATATTAACAGATGGTGCTGCAAAAGAAGTAGACCTTATCGTTGTGTTTGAAGTTGCAAATGCAGATGTTGTTAAGTTAGAAATTGACCCAACTGTTGTGATGGCTTCTCAAGATTTTGTGAATCAAAAGGTTGCTACTAAGGCTGATAAAACTTATGTTGATGAAGAGCTTGCTGGTATTTCTTTTATTACAGGTTTCAAAAACTTAATCATAAATGGTTGTAAAAGAGTAAATCAAAGAGGTGCAACTGCTATTGATAAAACTGCAAGTGCTTATAACTTTGATAGATGGTATTACGATGGTACAAACTTTATTCAATATGTAGAAGACAAAAATATTGTACTTAGTGGAACTTACACTTTATCATGGTCAGGAACTGCAACTGCAACAGTAGATGGTGAAAGTGTTTCAAATGGTGGTCAATTAACTTTAACTGCAAATACTCAATGTGAAGTTAAATTTAATAGTTCAGATTTTAACTTTGTTCAGTTGGAATATGGGAATAAAAAAACAAACTTTGAAATTAGACATATTGGGTTAGAGTTGAGTTTATGCCAAAGATATTATGAGCAATTTATCAATATGAGGATTAGAGCATATCACCCAACAGACACTGGTTCAGGGTATCACTTGACCTCTTCAAGTGGGGTTTGTGTAGAAAAAAGAGTTATGCCTACTATCACAAGAGAGACAGATAGTTATACAGGACTTTATTTATATTTTCAAAATGAAAGAATTTACAGATTAGATTTATTTTACATTGGTGGAAGTGGTGGAGATGCCACCAATACTTTTTATGTAGATGCAGAAATATATCCAGTATAAAGGCAAAAAAATGAAAGTAATTAAAGTACAACAACAACCACAAGGCTATAAAGTAACAACAGAGGACAATAAAGAACATTCAATTCCAAATATAAAAGGAACTTTTCTTTATAAAGAAACAAAAGCTTTTCTTGCTAGTGGTGGAGTTATTGAGCCTGAGTTTACACAAGCAGAGCTTGATAAACAAGCTCAAGATAAAGCAATACAAGATGCAAAAGAAGCAAAAGCCAAAGAACTAAACGAGCTAGTAATAGCTATGAATACAGTCAATTACGATGCCAACCAAGAAGCCATAGGAAATATGGCTGCAGTTGTAGCTGTGGCAACTGCTACTTTTCAAAGAGCTATTTCTATTGGAGTTATAAAAGCTGGAGAAACTGGGGTTACTGTTATGACTCCAGCTGAGGCATATAAGTATGTTTATAAAGACCAAACAGTTACTTGGAAAGGTGCTGATAATAAACCTCATACTGTACAGCTTGAGAGTTTAGTAGAAGCTAGTCAAAAAGCAATGACTGCAAAAGCAGCGATTTTATTTAAATATTAAAAGGAGATGAAATGAGTCAAAAAAGAGGAATCGTAACGGAGCGTTCAAGTTCTAGTGCTAGACCAATATCTGTAAAGTCAACTTTACCTATTGCTTTAGTATTAACATCTGATATAGAGGCTGGGATGTATTGTTTTGATAGTCCAAAAGATGCTTTGGATAGTCCTTTGATACAAGCCCATACAAAAGGGAATTTAATCAAATACTTAAGAGTGGGATATGATAAATTTAATGTTGTGGTTCCTACTATTATATCAGTGGTAAATGTAGTTGAGGAAGTAGAAGGTGAAAAAACAGCAGAGGAAGCAGCTGCTGAAACAAAGAGCAATGTCATAATTGCAATAAATGCTTTAAAAGCAGCACCAACAACTAAAAACAAAGCTTCAACAAAAGGTCAAATAATCAAATTCAAACCTGATATTTTGGCTGTTGCTGATTATGCAATTGGAGATGATGATATTACCACTGCTTTAGTTGCTACAACTGAGGCTGTAAAAGGTAGAACATTTAAAGACCTTGATGCTGAATCAAATGGAGATGCTTTAGCTCAAAGAGCAAAATTAGGTAGTGAAAGAATAACTCTAGTTGTCACTTCACTTTCTGATTGGAATATAGATACTAATTCTGAAGAGTTTTATGATAGTGGAGTTGTTGCTGCTTGGCTTAGAGTTGAAGTTGATGGAAGCAAAAAGACAGGATATGCAGCTTCTATTTCAAATAGAGATTTACCATTTAGTGGATTAAAAAAAGAGACACAATTTATTCCGGGGATGTTAGATGCAACTGATCCTTTAACTGAGAATCAAATCATGTCTATAATCGAATATGATGGTTTGAAAACTTGGGAGTATGCTACTTGTACTATCGACCCTATTTGGCAAGATGCAAGAAGAGTAAGAATTTTTGATTTAGCAGCTGATGCTGTGTTAAAAGGTATTTTCTTTGCAGTTGATAAAGATTTAGGTGAACTAACTATTGCAAAAAGAAGTTTAAAAGGCTTTATGGATGGGTTAGTAGGTGATGATGTAATGCTTGGATATAACATTTATTTGGATGAAGATAGAACTACTCCTGAGAGAATTACAGCTGGAGAGTTTTATTTTGTGATTGATGCTCAAGAGATGCCAAGTCCAAGATTGATTTGTGTTAGATTTAATAGAGTTGATTATTATGCTCCAAGAGTATATGAAATCTTAGCAGCAGCGTAAAAGGAGAAATTATGCCAAATAGACAAGTAGTTGTTGATAGAAATGTGTATGTGGGAGATATGAGTACTCTAAATACTTGTGATGAGTTTACTCCACCATCAATTGAGAGAAATAAATTATCTTATAACACAGGTTCAGGTGAGGTAAGTATATCTACACCAAAATTGAAGTCTTTAGACTCAAGCTTTAAGTTTCAAGCTCTTCCTCAAGGAGTTTATGCAGAAATTGCAAAGATGGATGAGGCAGTTATTACTGTAAAAGAAGCCATTATGGATGGAGCTGATGTCCAAAATCATGAGTGGGAACTTACAGGTGGAATTGATATCAAACATGATGCTGTAAAAGCTGGAGAGTTTTTGGGTGTAGAGCTAAGTCAAAAAGGCTTAGTAAAAGTTTTATACAAAATAGATGGAAAAGTTATGTTTGATATCAATCATACTGATGGCATCCAATCTATTGGTGGTGATGACCAAATGGCAAAAGTAGCAAGAATATTAAGAGGATAAATCATGCAAAAAAAGAAAATAGAAGATGGTGTAATGCCAATAGAAGAGAGAGTAGATAGTAGAAAGATAGTATTTGAAAAACCAATAATGCTTGAGGGCGAAGAGTACAAAGAAGTTACTATGAGAAGACCTAAAGGTAAAGATTTGATGCTTTTAGAAAATATCCAAGGTGGTCCTTTTATGAGAGATATGTTTCTTATCTCTCATTTATGTGGTTTAAAAGTAAAACCTGACGCTCTATTGGAAGTTGACGCTGTAGAGGTTAGACAACTTCAAGGTGAACTAAAAGCTTTTTTGCTGACTACTCAAGCTCAGATGATGTTATTACAGCAGTTTCAAAAATAGGTCATTGGCTACATTTTGGACTGAAGGAGTTGCTTGATTTGGATTTAAGTTCTTTAAAATCATTTCATAAAAGAGCAACAGAAATAGAAAAAGCGTATTTTAAACCAAGGGAGAGAAAATAGATGAGTACATTATTAAATATCGGTATTTTATTAAGTGCTACAGATATGTTCTCTCCAGCTTTAAATAGTGCAACAGGAAACTTATCTACTTTTGACAATAAGGTCAAAAACACAAGTGCTGATATGCTAAAACTAAGTACTGCAGCACTTGCTGTGGGGGAAGGTGTCACTGGAAAATTGAGTAACTTTTTTGGAGATAGTCAAGACTTAAGAGCAGCTCAAGGTGAACTTAAAACCTTGGGGCTTATGGGTGATGGACTTAAGAGTGTTACTTCTTCAGCGATGGATTTTTCCAATCAATTTGCTGGTACTACTGCTCCTGAGTTTATTCGTGCATCTTATGATATAAAATCAGGGATAAGTTCACTTTCTGATGTAGCTGTTGGAAAGTTTACGAGTATCTCTGCAATGACAGCTTTGGCAACTCTTTCTACTACCTCAGAAATGACGAACCTCTTTGCAACAGGGTTTGGAATATATCGTAAACAGTTTGATGAGTTTGGACTCCAAACAATACAAGGCTGGAATGCTTTATCTGATGAAGAAAAAGATATAAAATTTGGACAGTACTTTTCTGCTGGTATCTCTTCAGCTGTACAAGTGTTTAAAACTAAGGGTTCACAAATGAGTGCTGCTCTTTCTAATCTGGGAGCAAATGCTACAAGTGCTGGAATAAGTTTTGCTGAGCAGTTGTCTATCTTAGGTCAGCTACAAAAGACTATGACAGGTAGTGAAGCTGCTACAAAATACCGAGCCTTTTTAAATACTGCATATAGTGCTGGAGATAAGTTAGGGCTTACTTTTACAAATGCAAATAATGAGTTGCTTTCTATGCCTGAAATTTTAACTATGTTAAAAGATAAGTATGGAAATACCATTGATGCAATGGAGAGTAATGAGCTTAAAAATGCATTTGGTACAGATGAAGCTGTTAGTTTAATAAAGCAGTTATATCCTGAAACTGATACTTTAACTAAAAATATAAATAAGATGAACCTATCTTTACAAGAGGGAACTAAAAAAACAAGAGATATGGCAAATGCTGCCAATGAAGGAAAAGAGCAAGAGGTCTATGAACAAAGAATTAATAATCTAACTGCAGCTATTGGTAGTGGATTTGCTCCTGTAATGTTAACAACTATGGATATCATGGGTAGTGCCGCTGTTGTATTATCTGATTTTATGAATGAACATGAGACTTTAACTACAGCTATTGTTTCTGTTATTGGTGTAGGTGGTGGATTACTTACAGTTATAGGGAGCTTAGGAGTTATTGCTAGTGGAGCTTCTTTTGTGATGCCTTTTTTAAGTGGTGGACTTGGTATTGTAAGTACTTCTTTTGGAGTTGCAACAGCAGCGACTAGAGGATTTACAGCTGCTTTAATAAGTAACCCTGTAGTTGCTATTGCAACAGGAGTAGCTATGGCTGCTTATTTGATATATGAAAATTGGGATGGTATTGTAGGGTTCTTTTCTGATATATGGACTAGTATAAAAGAAGAGGCAGCTCCTGTTTTAGAGTTCATAGAAAATGGAATAAATACAGTAAGTGAATTATTTGGTTTTGGAGATGATAAGCAAATAGCTGTAACTACAAATGGAAATCAAGGAGCTGTAAAAGTACAACAGGAAGTGATGGGTCAAGCTGTTAGCTCTGATAATCAAGCTATTTATAATAATAAAAAAGAGAGTGTAACAAAAGTATATAAAAGTGAAGATACTTTTCATGTGACTGTTGCAAATCCAAGCTCTAATGTAGATGTTGTTGAAGCAATGGAAGATTATAAAAAAAGACAAAGAAATAGAAGTTTTGAGGATTGATGATGTTAGGAATGATAGGTGAGTATAAATTTGAGATGACAAAAACACAGCTGCAGTCTATATCTGAAGAGATAGACTTTGGTATTGTGAGCTCTTTTAGGATTGGAAACTATCCTAAACATCAAGCCCCTTCTAAAGGAAAAAGAGCATTTACTTTATCAGGAACTCTTATCATGCAAAGTATAAAAGAGCTTGAGAGTTTAAGAGAACTAGGTGAGGTTCAAAAGCCAGTTGTCTTATCTCTTCCAAGTTTACCTACAATACAAGTAATGATGATGGGTTTATCTACAAATAAATCTAACTTTTTGAATACAGGTGAACACTTAGAACAAAGTTTTACTTTGAAGCTTGAGAGGTATTTTAAATGATTGTATATATCAAACAAAAGAATAAAACACTAAATGATGTAGTACTAGAACACTATGGCGACTTAAGTCATTTGGATGATGTTATTGCTTTAAATCCAAAGCTTTTATCTAAGGTAATTTTAGATTTGGGAGATCATGTTGATTTGCCTGAGTTTGAAGAGAAAGCTCAAGTGCAAGAAGTAAAAGCTTTGTGGAGTTAAGATGCAAATACAATATAAAATAGAAGCCAATGGTGTAGATGTAACGCAACAGCTTAATAGTGAAACTTCAGAGATAAGCTTTAGCGATGAAGATGGAACTGTATCGGATGAGATAACCTTAAGAGTTGAAGGCTTACATAAAAGACCAAAGACAGGAGATGAACTTAAACTTTGGCTTGGAACTAAAGAAAAGGGACTTTTTTATTGTGGTATGTTCAAAGTCTCAAGAACTCCACTTACTTATGGAAAAGAGAACTTTTTAGGTATTACAGCAACTGCTGTTGATTTTTCTAAAAATTTGAAAGTTAAAAGAAGCCAATCTTATGAGAACTGTTCTATTAAAGAGATATGTGAGATAGTAGCTAAGAGACATGAATTAATCCTAAAGAGCGATTTTGAAGATATCTATATACTTCATATAGAACAAACTACTGAGAGTGATTTGCACTTTTTAAAAAGAATAGCCTCTGAGTATAACGCTTTATTTTCTATAAAAAACAATACTTTGGTATTTCAAAAAAGAATTAAAGATGATAAAAAATCTGCTGATTTACCTAGATTTACTTTAAAAAAAAGTGATAACAATAATATAAGAATAGAACCTACAAATAAGAGTTCATACAATAGCTGTAAAGCTGTATGGCGAGATACAAAAGAGAATAAACAAAAAAGTGTAACTGTAGGTGATGGTGAACCAATATATTGGATTAAAGATGCCTTTGAAAGTGAAGCTGATGCAAAAGCAAAAGCAATGGCTGCTTTACAAAAAGCAAATGCTGGAACAAAAGATGGAACTATAAAGTGTGATGGTTTTGAAATATATGCTGGTGGAATCTTAGACCTTACAGGAACACTAGAAGATGATGATGAATACAATATTAAAAAGGTAGATCATACTGTCAATAGTAGTGGTTGGAAAATAAGTATAAAAGTAGAAAACTAAGGAGAAAAGATGTTTAATTATATAATTATGTCTCACATAATAGGATTGTTACTTATTTGTATGTATTCAAATTGGCAAACATCTGTTGGAGTATTTATAATAACAGTTTGTCATCTAGTTATACAGATTGCAATTGCTAAAAAACTACGAATAACTGCAAATAATATAAATAAAAAGTAATCAATTCCCTCAAGCTAACTAAAACTATTATTTTAATTTAGGTACAATTTTTTAAATAAAAATTAAAGGAATTGTATGGACTTTATAACAATAATAGCTCTACTATTACTCTCATGGTCAATCTATGCATTAATAATGCATTCAAAAAATAAAAAACAAATTGAAAAAGAACTCAATCGTAAATTAACTTGGAATGAATATACTATGGTTAATAAAGGGCGTATTAGAGATAAACAACAAAAAGAAAAAACCTTTAGAAAAGAAGCCAAAAAATCTGAAGAATCAATTATAGAAACTGAAATAGTGGAAGAAACAGAGGATAAAGAAGAGTATCCATATGGTACGCCTATAGAACTTATAGAAGCGTATGAAAGATATAATTTTGATGAATTAAGAAGATTTCTTCAACAAATAGCTTATGGAATGGTATGTAAAGGTGTTACTCAAGAAGAGAAAGATGAGTTTACAAAAATTATGACTTATTTTGCTAATCGTGACCCAATGTATAAAGAAATGATAGTAAAGCTTATCCCTATCATTGCAAAGCAAGAAGGTATCTTACAGTCTAAGATTTATCCATATTTACCACAATATGGCACAGAACTTATACGATATGTTTTATATTTTGCCCATGAACTTGGGGATATAAGAAGAGAAAAGAAAGGTAGAAGTTATGAATTATACACTTCTACTTATGTTAAACACGAAGTTTTAGAAAATAAGGTGTAAGAACACCTTATTTAATATGAGGCTTGACTGCCTCAACAACTCTATCCATATCCTTGGCTTTGATGTAGTTTTCTAGCCAACTATCTACCCAAACAGGGACAGCGTCATTTCTTTTCCAATTCATAACGGTTTGATAAGGTAAACTTGAAGCTTCGGCAAATTCTTTTTTAGACATATCAACATCTTCTAATTTACCTTCAAATTCCATATTATTCACTAAATACCTCCTTAGCTAGTGATTTAATATTAAAATACTAACTTAAGATAGTTAAATAATAGTTTAAGTCTTGACAAATATCTTTAAATAATATATAATTCTCTCATAAAACTAGTAAATCACTAGTTTGTAAATCAAACAAAGGTGTCAAAATGAAAAAATTCGCAATTAAATTTCAAGATGATGTACAGTTAAACTTTTTGCTAGATGATAGGCATGAGTTTTTACTTACTACCAAAGAGGTGGCTTTAGGTTACGGTGTAAATACTACAACGATAAGAAGACATAAGCAAAACCAGTCAGATGAATTGGTTAAAAGTAAGCATTGGGTTGTTCAAAGTATGAACACCCCTGGTGGAATTCAAAACCAAACCCTCTGGACAAAAAGAGGAATAATAAGACTAGGTTTCTTTATTAAAAGTGAAAGAGCCAAAAAATTTAGAGACTGGTGTGAAGATTTGATTATCAATTCTCAAAGAAAAAATGAACCACTAAATCAAAAGTCAGATATAGATGGTGACATAATGAAGTTTTATGATATGTATGGAATCTTAAACCCAAACGCTGAGTTTTATATAGAACATATGGGATTCAAAGCCAAAGCTTATGTTGATGATACTTATGGATTTATCATATCAACAGGTGAACTATCAAGAATCATGGGAGTAAAAGATTCAACGCTTAGAGTTCTTAAAAAGTATCATGGCGATAGACTAAAAGAAGATAAACACTTCGTAAAGTTTGGTTACAGCACTTGGTGGACACGAGAGGGTGCTGGATGGATAGCCTTGCATAACCGTGATGGAAGTTTTGGAAGATATTTACTAAGTGGAGATTTAGATAAAAAGCTAGATATAGAAGCTCAATACTTAGATATGGAATCATTGGCACTACTTGATAGAGTAGTAGAATTATCAGCACTTGATACATTATAGGAGCTATATCATGAATACAAACCAAATAGAAAAATTTAAAGCAAGTGTCGAAATAGAAAAAAATTTATTAAAATTGTCTTTTTTATCTGATACTATTTATTTTTGGAATGCTGATTCAAGTCCATTAACAGTTGATCTACAAGCAGGATTTGCTCTATGTATGGAAGATGCAATTAAACAAATAGAAAAATTTACAAAAGTAATAGAAGATTGTAATCAAGGAGTATCAGATGAAGAATGAAGAATTAACAAAAAATGATGCTATAGATAAGATAGATGGCATAGCTTCTAAACTTGAATTTGTATCTGATTCAATCTATATATGGAATACAGATGCTCTTGATTTTAACTCTAGTCATAAAAATGGCTTTATCATTATTATGGAAGATATTATAAAAGAGATAAAGGAGTGTAGTTCAATATTAAGTAAACAATAACTCTCAAGGTGTATTTTATTTGCTAAAGAAATGTAAGTAAAATACACCTTATAACTACTATATTTAAGTGTATTAACATTTCTAAAGCAAATAATTAACATTTCATAAGCCGTTTTACAATTATGATAAACATAAATTTTAATATAATAAATCTAAATATGATATACTAAAATAAATTTATGGAATAAATATGGCAAAGATTACATTAGATATTGAAGATAAAAATTTAGATACTATTTTAACGATATTACAAAGTATAAAAAGTGAACTTATAACTGCTATTAATGTGGATGAAAAGGTATTAAGTAAAAAACCTTTTAAATATATACCAAAAAATGTAATTAAAAGAAGAATCAATTCTGAAACTGCGCCAATAAAAGGTACAGTGAGTTTAAAAGATGATTATAAAAAAAATCTTCAAAGTAAACTGTCATAA